TTGGTCGGTGGATCGTTGGGTGCGGTGCCGCCCGGCTCGTTGCCGGAGGTGTTCGGCGGTGGGTAGAACTCGCCGCCAGTTCCATCTGCGCGCGGGTTGTAATCTTCGAGGCCGCGAATTTCGTCGGGATTATGCCATCCCCACTGCAGCGCCTTTGCGTAATAATCGCCGCGGGTCTTGATATCCCCGCGAACCAGCGCCGCGCGGTTGAACCTCGCGTAGAGCTTGGGATCCGAGCCGAGGAGATCGGCGTTCACCGCCTCCTCCCACATCGTCAGATAATCTTCGAGCGTGTAAGCGATGAAGGCGTTGGACTTGAGCTCAAGTCCGGTGCCCCAGTTGGAATCGCTGCCGCTGTTGTCGCCGATCATCCACGGCGGGACGCCGTAATACATGGCGATGTCTGAGCGGCTGAGCTTGCGCGCCTCGATCCACTGCAGATCGGACGGCGACATCGAGATTTTGTCGTATTTGAGACCCTCTTCGAGGATCATCACGGCGCCTTCCTGCTCGCCGTCCTGCTGGAACTCGGTGAGGCTCTCCTTGAGGTGCCCGAACGCCTTGTCGCTCAGCGACTTTTCGGTGCTGACCGCGCCGCTCGCCCGCGCACCCTTGCGCAGCACTCGACCGATGTGGCGATCCATCGCCAGGCTGGTGCCGATGGTTTCGCGAGCATAGGTGATCGGAGTGACGCCCGAGATGCCGTCGAGCGTCAGTCCGAAGAGGTGGAACACCTCGTTCTGCTTGAGCGTGATGCGCGTGCCGTCCTTGCGCGTCCACTCATAGACCATCGTCCAGTCGTCGAGTTGCTTGGGCACGACCCGCGCCGGATGCAGCGGGATCAGCTCCTGCACCTTCCCGCCGACACCTGGCACCTTGTAAGCGTAAGCGTCGCCGCGGAGCAGCACGTGCGCCTGCATCATGCGCTTGAACTGATGCGGCTTCTGCCACCGGTTCGGCCGCTTGCGCAGCAGCTGGTAGGCCCAGTGGTCCGACGCATCCGCGCGGCGTTGCTCGTCGATCCGCCGCTTGATGTCGAACGGCAGCGTTGCGATCGGCGAGGAGAGCAGCCTGACGCAGCCGTAAACCGCCCCGATGCGCAGCGCTTTATCGGGCGTGATCGCGATACCAGATTCCGAGGTGCTGCCAGAGCGCAGCGCCTCCTCAAGCTGATCAGATGTGGTGATCAGGACGCCAGCGCCGTCGCTCTGATACGACGCACGAGCCTCCGAATAGCGCGGGCCGGCGCGAAAGATGTCGAGAAAACCCATCCTTCGCTCCTAGAGTCGGATGACGCCACGGTTCTCGTAAACCGACGCCTCTTCGGTTGATGCCATCGCCACCCCGACCCCCATGACTCCGGCCACGATCCCGTCGATCTTCTCGGCCGAGCGCTTCTTCGCCGGCATGAAATTGAGGTTTTCGTCGAACCTGATCGTCACGTTGCCCGCCATCCACCGCAGCACCGGATGGCCGCCGTGGTCGAGCTGCCCAGCGAAGACGAGCCGCTCGAAATGCTTGCTCGGCTCGCCCATCGACATGATGCCCTGACGAACCAGAACGAACAGCTCAGGATCGATGCCGTCCTTCTGCAGGTCGGCGATCAGCTTGCCCGCATTCCACGGATCATATCCGATCGCTTGGATCTCGTAGCGTTCGCGGTCCGCGAGCACCGCCTGCTGGATGAAACCTTGGTCGACGAAGTCGCCTGGCGTCGTTTCCAGCGCGCCATCGGCGATCCACTTGGCGAACGGCACCCGCGGATTCTGCCGGATCCGGTCCGCCAGCGTTTCCTCCGGCACCCAGAAGCGGCAAGCCATCCGCCAGCGCTCTTCCGGCGCCTGTGGCGGGAACACCGCCACTTTCGCCGTAATATCGCGCGTCGAGCTGACGTCGAACGCCACGAAGCATTCGCGACCGACCATCTCGTCGGCGAACCGCTTCCATGCCGTCTTGTCTGGCGCGCAGGCGTCCCACTTCCTGATGGGCAGCCACCGCTCGGTGGATTCGACCCATTGGTTGAGGTGGTAACACTTGAACGTCGCGGTCTTGCGCGGGTTGCCCTTGGCGAGTGCAGCCTCGCGCCGCAGGAACGGCAGCGTCGGCGATAGCCCGAGCGATGGATTGGCCTTCGCCCAGACCGCTTCGTCTTCCCAGTCGTCCTCTTCGGCGGCCGCGAACAGCACGACCAACGTGGTCGGGTCGTCGGCGCGCTCTTCGAGGATCGCCAGGCTCTCGTCCCAGAGCTCAACGCCGGTGGCGTTGGTCTTGAGGCCCGCGGTCGACGCGTAAAGTTCGATCGGCTCGAGCCTGGTGCCAGTGCCTTGCCGAAGATCGTTTTCGATCTTGCGGCTGCGCCACTCGTGCATCTCGTCGCCGATGATGACGACCGGCCCCTTGCCGTGCTTCCCTTCTTCGGCGCCAGTCAGCAGCTCGCACGCCGCGGCGCATGGCTTCAAATAGAGCGAATCCTTGTGGCTCTGGATGTCGCTGGCAAGGTCGGCGTTGTACGCGACCATCGCCTTCATCTTGTTGAACGGCAGCCGCGCCTGATCTTCGTCGCGGGCGAACACATACGCCTGGCCGCCGACCACGCCCTCGAGCGCCCAGAACAACAGCCCCAGCGCCGCGAGGAACTCCGACTTGCCGTTTTTGCGCGGGATCCACAGCCGCAGGGTTCGGAACAGGCGGACCCAGACCGTCACCTCGCCGCCGCTGTCTGGGTCGATGACCTCGACCGGTATCTTCCACCCGACCAGCAGCCGGACGATGATCGCCTGCCACTTGTTGAGGCGGAACGGCTTGCCGGCGAAGCGGTCGTCGGTGAGGTGGAACACGGTCGGCCACAGCGCGACCACCCGCTCCGCCTTTACCTCGTCGAACCAGCTTCCCTTTACGGCCGCGGCCTTGCGCCACGCCTTGATTGCCCACCCGTACGCTGGATCGGACTCGACCGCCTTAAGCCAGTCTGGCAGCGGCGTGTATGGTTCGCCGCCAGGCAGGCCCGGCAGCGGCCTCTTGCGGCGCGCCATTAGTTCGGGCGCTGCGGCGGCGCCGAATCCATAGTCTTGAGCCTACCAACCAGCGAACCGCTCGGCTTGGACTCCGCCTCGTCCAGTTCCTTTTGGCGTGGCCCTTCGCCGCCGAACAGGGTCGGGTTGACCGCGGCCGCGATCTGCTGCGCGCGGAACAGGTCGTATTCGTCGGTCGGCGTCAGCCCGAACCGCGCCGACAGCTTGAGGACCTGATCGAACGCTGCGTCCCTGATCTTCACGATCGGTCGGATGCGCTCCATCTGGACACCGGAGACGGTCTTGACGCTCTGCGTCGTCCCGTGGCGGATGATGTCCTCGTTGGCGAGCACCCATTCGGCGTAATAGACGCAGAACATCGCGAAGATCGGCCGATGCTGCTGCTGCAAGCGGAGCGTGCCGCTCAGTCGCGGCGCCATCATCTTCCACACCGCGATCGCCGCGGCGAACATCGGACCGCGGTCGATCAGCGCAGGCGGCGCGTTCGGGTCAGCCGGATCCGCTGGCGCGGACGCCAGGATATCGGCGATGCGCGCGATCTCTTCCTCGCGCTTGGCGACCGCGCTCTTGCGCCGGCCAGGGTTGCCCTTGGCGCGTTGCACCTCGGGCGGGTCTGCTCTCCTGCCCATTCCGGTTGCATCCAGCTCCAAGGGGTTGAAGACGCGGATGAGCGGTCCCTGCCGGCAGGTCACCGACTCTCGCCCATCCGGTGGACGGCCTATTGCCGTCCGAGCCGATCCTCGCCTGACCGCATCTTTCCAGCGGGAGGTCGGCTAGTAAAACACCCCAAACCCGCTCACTCGGAGGGGATCTTCATGCTCGGGTTTGGGGCTGCTCGGGTAACAGGGGGAAACCCCGAGCATCTCGTTACGATTGACGTCGTGTTCCCACGCGCTGCATCGTTTCTGTATCCCAGACGAATTCGCCGTCGCGGCCGACAGGGAAATACGCGCCACAGCCGCAGCAGAACGTGCTGCCGTAATAGCCTGGCTGCGCCGCATAGGTTTCGGCGCAGGCGGCGGGCATCCGCGTCAGTGTGCCGCAGCCCTTGCCCACCTTGTCGAGCTGTTCCTGCGTCCAATACCGACCGAGTGCCGGACGCTCATCCTCAGGATAGGCTTCGAACTTGATGTAATCGGTGTCGCCGAGCCGCGCGCGCTGCTCGTCCGTGAGGTCGGTCAGCGGGTATTTTGGCCCAGGCGGTCCGACATGGATGTAGCTGTCTCGATAAGGCTCGACGTACCCTTTCGCGCGATCCTCTGGGCATAGAACGTAATGATCAGCCAGCTGACCATCGCGCAGTCTCTCTTCAGTCGGTGCGCCAGTGCCAGTGTCGCGGACGAGATTGCCGCGGGCGGTGCAGCGCTTGGGCTCCGGCTTCATATCTCAAGCCTCGGATCGATCTCCTTGACGCGAGTGCGGTAGGAATCGACCTCCTGCTCCCAGGTCTCGATCAGCGCGTCGTAGTACTCCTCCGCGCTCATCATGCCCTTGCGGAACATCAGCCTAGCAAGGGCGCTCGTTTCAACGAGCGCCGAGTTTACTCCAACACGAAGATGCTTCGACTCGGTTTCCGCGCAACGAACGCCGAAAGCATCGCGACGTCCCTCGACGAGGGCGATGGCTGATTGCACGCGATGCACCAAAGCCTCGAGGGTTGATGCCTGTTCTGGCGTAGGCAGCGGCACCTGCGTCAGGTCGTGTTTCGGCATCCCTGTCGATCCTGCGTAAAAAAAAGATGTGGCGAATATCGCGCCGGAAAATTCGGCAT